TGTCTTCTCATAGCAATTCTCCAAAATTCACTTATTCGAATCCAAAAGAAGACAGCAAATCCGTTTCCAAACAGCGATCATTTAAAAAATTGCTTTTAAAAAATAAGGAAACAGCAAAACATTTCCGGTATAGTCTAGTTGGTTAGGATCGAGGGTTTTCACCCCTCTGGCCGGGGTTCGAGTCCCCGTACCGGAATTAAGGGAACCAAGGTTCCCTTAAAATCCCTCCTTAATTGGAGGGCATTGAGTTAATGGATCTCACAAAACCATAAAAGGCAACCTGGCCGAGTGGTTAAGGCGATGGACTTGAAATCCATTGGACCATGTCTTCGTAGGTTCGAATCCTGCGGTTGTCGAGTTAAGGGAACCTGCGGTTCCCTTAAGATCCCTCCCTCAATGCCCGATTGGCTCAATTGGATAGAGCGTAAGACTTCTAAGCGAAGCGACTGTTAAGCGAAGCGAAAGTAATCTTAAGGTTGAGGGTTCGAGTCCCTCATCGGGTAAAGCTAATCTTTGATTAGCGACCGTTAAAACTACTAATATTTGAACCTAGCAAACCCGACCGGCCGGCGGACATATATGGTTCATACAGCAATTCACCCAACTTAAAAAATATTAACAGTTTGGTTGTTCTGTATAATAAACAACCATGTTTCCAGACAGCAATTCATTAAAATTCATTTTAAGAATCTAAAGCGGAAACAGCAAAATTTTAAGCGGATATGGCCGAGTGGTTTAAGGCGACGGACTTAAGACCCGTTATCTATGATGCGTGGGTTCGAACCCCACTGTCCGCAATGAGTTGTTTATCTCATTAAAAATAAATACCAAAGCAAGTGTGGCCGAGTGGTTTAAGGCGACGGATTCAAGACCCGTTATCTATGATGCGTGGGTTCAAATCCCACCGCTTGTACAAGAGTTTCCGAACTCTTTTTTTTATATGCTTTCGTGCAGCAATGACCAAGACCCCAAAATATTTTTTATGATTTTATTATCATAAAAAATCCGTTGTCATAAAATTGATCGGCTTTTCACAAATTTAACCTATAATATTAAACTCACCAATCTGGATAAGTAATGTCAGGACTACCGAGTACTCTATGGGGTGCCATCAACCGTGCGAAGCTCGATCTTCGTAAGTTCCACCTGGAGCAAAACCAAACAAAAAAAGAGGCCTTGAAGAAGAAGGCGGTCTTATCTATGGAGAACGCGGATAAGGTCATCGGTCCGGGACCACATCGGTTCATGTCATCCAGACACGAATGGCGTAAAGAGATCCTCTTCCTCAACTACTATGAGGATGATGCAAAAATCGGACGCTATTGGCAGGATGACAAAGATCAATGGACGCTTGACTCCATCCCTTTGTGGGCTAAAAATACGAATATGAAGGTCCAGGAACCTTTGTTCGGATCTGTTATTTCCGTTCAAGGTAATTCGATGACGTATTTAGTTCGACCCGAACACCAGGACCGCTAATAAAAAATTGATATCTCGATATTATAAAAAAATAAAACACCAAAGTAAAAATGCCACCCATCGAACAACTAAGAGTGGGACAAAGATATTTGTTTTATGAAAAGGGATATGTATATCGAGGAAGGTTTTTAGAACTACGTTATATACCTACAAATTTTCCAAGATCAGGTATTTTCAAATATATTTATATTGCGTGTGACCATAGAATTAATGGAAAACGTATTATGAAAATTATTCCCATCGATCAAATTCAGGTTCGAGTAGAAACACTCATCGATACATTTCAAGGTAAAATCGGGTTACCTGACGATGTATTAAATGTCATAGACGAATATTTATAAAAAGACCTTTTGATAAAATTGAACATTATGTAAACAATGTATTTTTTTTATACAAACACTCAAAATGACCGACTTCAGTTTTATTCGTGATAATCTTCAGTATAAAATATACATGACTTCATAAAATTGATCTTTACTTTCATCAAATTATTAAAAAGAAAACCAACCATGGAGCCGAAAACTCGAACTGAAAAAAAAGGTAGGGATAAGCAATCGACGAATCCTTATTCATCCAAGCATGTGAGACAACAGGAGCGACTTGCAGAAAAGAGACAAAAGGAAAACATCAAAGACAAGAGTAAAACGAAGTAGTGGATAGAAAATTGATCCATTTTTTATGAAATAAATCAATTATAAACCATAAAAGATGATCAGTCCACCTTCCACCACTTTTGTTGTTGGGTTTCTTGTATGTATAACTTTTATCACACTTCGTGATCGTACTTTATCCGATCCATATGTATTGGTTATTTTACTTCCCATTATGTTTGTTTTATTGAAGAAAATTGATCGGCTTTTCGTATAATCATTGTAAATTAAACAATGGAGCTTTGTGGCTGTATTACGAATAATGAGGGTGAGCTTGATAGAAGGCTTCTGGATATCTGGGATGAACTCGTAGAGATAGTCGAAGTCAAATCATGGGATGAGTTTTTGGATGAGTGGAGTGATGTAGTATTCGGACTAGGTAGACTTATTGGCTATTTCTGGGGACAAAAATATGTATCTCTCTATGGTGATGAGAGGCATGTTCAAAAGATAGAAAAAAGAATGAAAGAATATGGGTGTGTCAGGAGTAAGAGACACTTGGTTCATGGGAGATGCTGTTCATTATGTAAGTTGTAATATAGTTAGGGGGAATCGAGGGTCTTCAGGATCAGCGATTCGAAATCCGAAGGATTTCTTAGAATCTGATTCAAGCCCCTAAAACCCCTTCCTGCTCTTCGGGTATAACCGTTCCTTGCTAGTTTCAGTAACAAAAAATAAATTCAGAAAAAACCACATAATTATTAGGGGTTTCCGGTGAATACTGCTGAAATCATCGAAAGACGGGAGGGGGTCATATGGGGGGCCCCCGGTTCCCCCTATTTTTTTATCAATAAATATATAATAATGATCGATGAAATACATTCCGTGGATAGCTTGGAAATTAATCCCAACAATTCTTTTCATCGTAATCGATCCGATAGTCATTTTATGGATCTATTAAATGAAAAGCTTGGTAGAATTCAGCATCAAATATCTATGGAACCTGAACCCAATATTGTTTTTGATTATTCTATCCATAATAATAGTCCCATTTCTCTATCCAATTCCAATAGTGATAATGAGGATAATAATGGTTCAAGATCATCAAATTATGATGATAATAGTCATTATGAGATAGATGATCTAGAATATCGTAAGCTATCATATTTTCAAGTCGAACGATCCTTGGAAAAACAATATGAATCAGAATATTCTTCTACGTCGAATGAACTCGATATATTGATAACCTATATGAAAGGTCAAAAGAACCTATATATCAAATCGAAAAATGCTATGCAATATAAATTAAATTGTTTACTTGTTCCTGCATTATTGATCACCACTTCCATTACTATTTTTGCCCCTTTCGTTCAAGTTTTTCATTGGAGTGGTGGATTTATATCCGGATTAAACGCTTTATCTACCATGCTTATTTCTTTATCAAATTATTGGAAACTTGAATCATCTATGGAAATGTTTTTCAATACGGCCAATCAATATGATAAATTAGAGACATCACTTGAATTTGTATCTAGTAAATTAATGTTTATAGAAAAAGAGTCCGATAAATCCAAACTTATTCTGAAACAGATCCAAGATGTTGAAAAAAAAATAGAAGAAATAAAACAATGGAATTCACTTTTTATTCCAGATGAAGTGCGTAAAATTTTTCCCATAATTTGTAACATCAATATTTTTTCATTTATTAAAAGAATAGAGTCCAATCGTAAATCTTTGGTTATTAAACTAAAAGATGTGAAAAATGAGATTCGTTATATTTTTCATTTAAGAAAACTTCGTAGTCATGGATTAAAGTCGGTTTCTCAAGATGTTGAAGATAGAGAGGAGTCGAGACTGAAATTACTAGTCGATGTTAAAGATAAGACAAAAGAAGAATTAATGAAATTTCGATGTATTTATGCAAATATTGATGCATTATTTACTAAAGAAATTCATGCAGCGAACTCAAGATCTGGGTTATCATTATTTACGTTTTTCTCTATTGATACTAATTCTCATGAAATTAAAAAAAATTTTATACCATTTTACGGTGAAAACGTACAAATGGCAACGGCACATTTAACTCATTTACGCCCATTTCATGGGCGGTTTGAATGAGGAAAGGTGTAACATTATTGATGCTTTATCTACTTGCGACCATTTTCCAATACCAAGGTGGATCATACAATAGCTTTATATTCTCCCCTGATTTTAATCGATCATAAACATATTGTGATCGTTCATCACGTGGATCCCAGTTTAGAGATATGAAAACTCTTTTATAATCCATATCAGATCTAAGTGGTGTTTCTGTTATTCTTAAAATTTGCCCCAGATGTAACCCTTGTAGTTTGTTTTTTATATATTCTTTTTTGATATGATTCTCGATCCTTGGTATACATATCACCGGATCACCCATTTGATTGTTTTGATGTCTTTTGTTATTGGTTATAGTCAGTTGACTATAATCAATTTTATTATGACGAAACGGTACGACATAACATTAAGGCAACCCGTCGCCGATAAATCGGCTTATCCGTCGCCGATAAATTGGCTTATCCGTCGCCGATAAATCGGCTTATCCGTCGCCGATAAATCGGCTTTTCCAGTCGCCGATAAATCGGCTTATCCAGTCGCCGATAAATCGGCTTACTCAGTCGCCGATAAATCGGCTTATCCAGTCGCCGATAAATCGGCTTATCCGTCGCCGATAAATCGGCTTATCCGTCGCCGATAAATCGGCTTTTCCAACTCGGCTTATCCAGTCGCCGATAAATCGGCTTACCCAAATTCAATCTATTCTAAAGAAAAGGCTTGAAATTACTGTCTCGCATAAAATTATCATTATGTATACGATATATAATTTTTATTCTATGGAATAGTCCAAAAACTAGAAAGGGGTATATTGCTGTAGCGAGACAATATATTATTCGTTACTTCTTTAATTCTTTTGTATTCGAATTGGTATATGACAGAATTTCCGAATAAAGAGTTTATGGATAACATTGATATTCACTATCTATATGTGAATCAACAATCTAATTTAGATAAGATTGTCGTAGAAAAGCATCATTATGAAAAATGCAGCACATCAAATATAATAACCAAAGAACAATTGTTAAAATATATTCAGGTAAAACGACAGCCATCTGTTTCCACACGTTATAGATTAAAAGATGTTATGGTATATTTAGTTAATCTGGATGGTGATAAGTTGGTAGAGTTTTCAAAATGTTCTGATGTCTCGGGTTACTCCAAATCTTTTTTCAAAGTTTTACCCATTATTGATGATATAGAACTGGAACCATCTATGTATTTATTCCATAAACAAAATGCTATATATGTCTTATTACAAGAAATGGTAAAGAATAAAAGTTATACCATGAAAGAACCTTTGGTATCCATTTTGAAAAAATCAGATTTAGCCGGTATAAAAAAAAAAACAAAGAAGGTTAGAATCTCTCCTGATATAAAGGATTATGAGGGATCTCAACACATAAAGGAGGGATCTTAAGGGATATAAATGATATAAATATTTATTCATACATCAAATAGATATGAATAATTATGAAGATGAGTTCCCTCTATTAGAAAATGCATATGGATGGGACTCAAAAATAAATACTCTATGGTTCAATCTATCCAGGAAATCTGGAATTAATAATTTGTGTGAAATTCGAGAACTATTTTCTTCTATTTTAAAACTAACTTGTTCCGATAACGTCAAAATAGATTTTATTAAAAAAATCATTTTATATACGCGTGATATCGGTCAAGGAAAAGGTGAACAACTTCTTTCTTATATGATGCTCTTTGAATTTTATAATTTTTTCCCAGATGAAGCCACTTCATTGTTAGAATTATTCGTAACTAAATATGGATCTTGGAGAGATATTCCATATCTATGTGAATATATTTCCAAGATTGATTCTAGAGATAATAAATTTATTCATAAAGCAGTAAATATGATGAATGATCAATTAAATTTGGATATGAAAAAGGATGAAGAAATACCCATATCCACTGTTGCAAAATGGGTTCCCCGTGAAGGATCCAAATTCACATGGTTATTCGATTTACTCATGGAAAATTGGACATTACAATATCATCCGTATTTATTTCGGACAGCGAAAAGTCCAGAACAGATAATTAAAGCCAGATGTAAAGCCTCCGCTATTTATCGTAAAGTTTTCACCGGATTATCTTCCAAGCTGAGTCTCGTCGAAACAAAACTATGTAATGGTATCGAATTTGTTGATATTGATCCACTAATGATTAATAAAAAAACCATGTCAAAACAATGGCATCCTTCTTATGATATGGATATTGAGGCTAATTT